GAGATCCTTTTCGGCGGAGTTCCCTGGCTTTCTCCCGGCCCGGAGGATGTACTTCACCGCGGTCCCGAGTTCATATCCAAGCCTCCAGGCTTGGATCACATGCCGGGCTTCGATGCCGCCGGAGCGGTAGTGAGATGGGGTCTTGATGTCGTCGGTCACAGCATCTTCCTTTCTTGTTGGTCGCGCAGCGTCTCGATCAGCCGCTCGACCAATTGGAACTCTTCGCCGTACTGATTGGAGAGGTGCGCGTTCTTCAAAGCGACGGCGCGCTCGGCGAGCCATCGCGCTTCAACACGCGCTTTTTCGTAAGCCTTGGCCGCCATCCCGGGGATCACCCGGTGCTTGGTATTCGCCTGGACCCAGATGAAGGAGTTGATCTCGCGCCAGGAGAACGAGAACATTTCGGGCGCCTGCACGAGGCTCTTGGCGACGGTGTCCGCCGTGTTGCAGTCCTGGCAGATCAGCGTCGGATCGAACCGCTGCCAAGCGCCGGCAATGACCGGCATCGCATCCGCCAGTACAGGGCGCAGTTTCGTCCAGACCCAGTCGCCCAGGTGGTCGTGGTGCTCCACGATGCTGCACACCAGTCGCCCGTTCCGGTCGCGCCGGCCGATCTCCCGCTTCTTCCGATGGCAGCAGGGGCAGGCCCAGTCCGCCGACACGGCGTGGAACTGTCCGATCGCTCCGGGTTCCTGGCATCCGTGGTCGAACATGATCTGCTTGAGCAGCACCTCGTTCCGGTGCCGCTGCCATTCCTCGTCCTTCCGTAGGTCGAACACACTCATTCCGGCCTCCCGAGACGCGCCTTCAACCCACTCTCGATCGTCCTCTCGACCTCTTTCGCCGGCAGCCCTGCGGCCAGGGCGGCGTGCATCAGACGCGCCTCGACCAGCGATTGAGGTAGGCGTCCCTCGCGGACCAGTTGCCCCGCGTTGTAGGCGGCCCAGTTCAGGAGGTTGTTGCGAGAGCCTGATCCGGCGGACGCCAGTCGCTTCGCCATGCCTTCGAGACTGCGTGCGGCGGACTCAGTCGGACGCATGGACTCAAACTTTGGACTCGGCGCCTTTGCCTTGGGTTTCAGTTTCTCGATCACCCACTGCGGCACCGCCGGCAGCGGCCCGCCCTTGGGCGCGACGATCCACCGATAGGGCCCGCCCGGTCCCTGCTCGCTCGGCGGAATGACCGACGGCGGCGCGACGACGTAGCCACCGTCCGCCTTGATGTCGACGCCGGGCCCGAGCTTCTCCTTGCCCTGACTGAGACCGCCAACATAGGCGAGGTAGATGTGCCGGCCGCCGTTGCCGGACCTGACCTCCGGCGCCCGCGGGAAGCGGAAGCCCTTGGCCGAGAGTTCGTTGATCGTCTTGAACCCGCCGTTGCGCGGGTCGATGTCGATCACGAGACAGCCCGAGATTGCGCCGCAGGCCACGCCGATGTTGGCGCGGGGATACCGCGCCGCCCAAGCGTCGATCACGACCGGATCGTCGGACGCATCCTTGCAGCCCTTGCCACCCTTGATGGCCGGGACCTTCGACCCTTCGGCCAGGGGGAACACCTTGAAGCCGGCGGAGACGAGGAAATCAGCAGCATCGCGAAACATCAGCGCCTCCAATCCTTTGACCGAATGACGTTGGCGGACATATCGACCCAGAGATCGAGCGTCTGGGTCGGGCCGTTCCGCTGCTTCGCGATCTGGAGTTCCAGCTTGTGCTTGAGCTTCTCGGCCAGGTCGCGCGCCTCGGCCTTCTCTGCGGCCGATCCTTCCTGCGCCTGCCGTTCCGCGATGTAGGCCGGGCGGTAGACGAACAGCACGACGTCGGCGTCCTGCTCGAGAGAGCCCGACCCGCGTAGGTCGGACATCACCGGCCGGGGGTTGTCGCGGGACTCGACGCCCCGGTTCAACTGGTGGAGACCGACGACGGCGACGTCGAGGGACTTGGCCATGACGCACATGGCCTCGCTGACCTCATCCAATTCCTTGACGGGGTTCCCAGAGTACCGACTGGACGGACGGATCTTGAGGAGGTGGTCGACCACGACGAGCGCCAGCGGCGTTCCGCGTTCCCGCATCTGCTCGGCGACCTTCTGCGCCCGGGACTGGATGTCCGCCACCGTCAGACCGTTCTGGGTGTCGATGTGGATCGGCATGCCCTTGAAGGTCTCGGCCGCTTCGTACAGCCGGCGGATCTGCGCTTGGTTGACCTTGCCCGGCTTCAAGTCCGAGTAGGCGATCACGGGTTGCGTGTACCCGAAGTCCGTCAGCGCGCGGGCGACGATCTGATCCATCGTCATCTCAAGGCTGAAGATCAGAACGCCGTAGCCCTTGAGCGCTGTGCGCAGCGCCGACGACAGCATCAGCGCAGACTTGCCCATCGACGGCCGGCCGCCGAGGATCGTGAACTGCCCCCGGTGGTGGCCGCCCGTCGCCGCGTCCAGCTCGGCGATGCCGGTCGGTATCTCGACCGGATCGTCATCCGCCTGCAGCCGCTCTAGGAAGGCTTGGCTGGCGTCGAACAGGTGCGGGTCGTCCTTCCGCGCCTCGGCGTTCATGGCCGCGATGAAATCGTTCAGCCGTGCGACGCCGTCGGCCGCCAGAGCCGCAGCGTTCTTCGCGTCCTCGCCGATCTGGATCGCCAGTGTGGCGAGGTACATGGCGATGTCGCGCTTCTCGGCCAGCGCCTTCAACTGGCGGACAATGTCCTCAATCGGCGGCAGGCTGCCGGCGACGGCCAGGGAGCGGACGACGTCGAGGCCCGTGCCCTCGTCAATCCGCATGCCCTCCAGACGCGACTTGAGCGTGACGAGGTTGACCGGCCGCCCCTCGCTGTAGACGTCCTGCATGGCGTCGTAGATGGCGCCGAGGGTGGTGTCGGAGAAATCCTTGCGGCGGAGCGTGGCGACCCGCTTGAACGCCTCGTTGTCGGCGATTAGCAGGGCGACGATCGCCCGCTCAAGATCGGGATCGGAGCACTGCGGGAGGAGGTCAAGCATCGCCGCCCTCCAGCGCTTCCCGCAGATGGGCCATGGCCGACGATTTCCGCTTGCTGCCGGAACCACGCTGCTCGATCGCCGACGTGCGGCGTTCGTCGTGGCGGTCCCAGTCGGCGTGCTTCGTGAACTCGGACTTGACCAGTTTGCGCAGCGCCGGACCGTGGAGGTTCAGCGGGATTTTTCCCACGGCCTTGTCCAGCACGACGCTGAAACGGTTCTCGTCGTTCTGGACTTTCGCCAGAAGTTCGGCGCGGAAGCCGTTGGCGACAACCAACTGCGCGTCCTCCCACCGGCAGGAATCGTCCTCGTGCTCGGCCTTGCTGCGCATGCGCGCTTCGGCGGCGCGGCGCTCGGCTAGGGCGCTGCGGTTCTGTTTGGCGAGGTACTGGTGCAGACGGGCAAAACGGGCAGGTCCTGGCGGCGTGCCATCCTTTCCGAACTCATTGGCGAGGAACTGATCGGCCGCGACGAGGTCGCCGGGATAGGCCAGTTCCGGAAATGATTTTCGAAGGCCATCGTATTCGACCTCGGTGATCTCGAACGCTTGCCCGAGAAACGATCCGTCCGTGTCGATCATCCAAGCCGGCGCTTCCGCGCGCGCGACTCCCGAGAGAGATACAACGGTAGCAGTGGATGGGAAGGGTTGTTCTAGCTCCCCCCCTATAGTCCCCCCCTCATTCGATTTAGCGTCCGGCTGGTAGGACGCTACGGACGGTTGTATGTCGGCCGCGGACAATTTAGCGTCCGGCTGGCTAGCCACCAAAATATCGTCCGGCTTAGCGTCCGGCTTAGTGGCCTGGGAGCCGGACGCTAAATTTGCGTCCGGATTAGCGTCCATCTTAGCGTCCGGCTGGCTCGCCATTGCGCATGCCGGTCTCAGCGCGCGAACCGCCTCGGTGATGACGCCTTGCATCTCAAACGCAGTCTTCCGGCGCCCGCGGCCGAGTTCCATGCGGATGAAGATTTCGAGTTCGCAAAGGTGGTCATGGATCGTCTGCCGACCCCACCCCGTGATGCGCTCAAGATCGCGCATCGACACGTGCGCCACGTTGGTCGTGACGTCGCTCAGATGAAAGATGACCAGTGCTAGATGTTGAGAGATGCGGGTGACCGCGCCGCTCTCAATGATCCGCTTCAGCCACTGCTCGCGGGTCAAGCCATTGTGGCCAACTCCGGGCTGTGCGTACCCTGTGGATGGTGTGTGTAGATCGCTCTTGCGAGCGTCTACATCTTGTAGTACCGACATATGCGGTAGCCCTTCTTCATCAAGGTCTATCCTCTGGCTCTACCGCTGCTGGACACAGCGCCGAGCCGCTTTCATCGTCGCCAGCCTCGGGTCCCTGCCAGGACCCTACGGCCAACAACCAAAAGCCCCCGTGAGCCAAGCTCCGGGGGCTTCTCAGTTTCACGCAGCGATACGCAGTTGCTCACGCACCACGAGTTTGTACAGAGTCGGACGATCGTTCTTGCCGGCGACGATCCGGCCCTTGCCGCGGTACTGCTGCCAGCCGGCGGACTCCAACATCCGGCGCCGGACGGTGTCGGACGGAGGCGCGCACCGCTGGATCACGTAGGCGTGCCACGTCAGGTGATCGAGCATGGTCGGATGGTTGACCCCGGTGGTCGGGCCGACGGCGGCCATCCACCTCGTGAAGGAGACGGCGTCGAACCCTACCGTGTCATCCACGGGGACGGTGCTCGACACCCAGAGTCCGCCGGAGTCCGACCGAGTCCAGACCTTGGTTGACCTGGCCTGACACCCGGTGACCTCGGCGTATTCTTCCGCCAGCGCCGCGATCCGACGCAGAGACACGTCGCGGATCTCTCCCTCGTGGCTCGCCCACTCCGAGAACGCATGGTCGTCAAACGCGGGAACGGCAGGCTCCAGCGGGACGACCTTCTGCGGCTGGGTGTAGGTGCGGAGGAACGGCCGGCGGAGGTCGATCATGAAACGTCCTCGAGCTGCTTGTTGGTGGAGTCCGCCTGAGACGGACTCGGGGTCGGTGCGGACACGGGAATGCCGCGCCGCTTGAGTTCGATCGGATTGAGGGCACGCTTGGCGTGGTGCATGCAGTAGGGCGTACCGGCGACTTTCTGCTGGCCGCAGAACCCGAAGTCCGCGTCGCGCGGATCGTTGACCGGCCACCGGCAGTGGTGCGGCTCAAGGTCGACTAGGGCCACGCGGGGAATGTCCGTCTCGCAGGCGGGCGGCAACGGCTCGGCGTCGAGCGACACCCGGATCGGATTGCCGAGCGGCACGTGCACCGGCTTGCGACGAGGCTTGCGCTTCGCCTTCGGTCTAGGGTTACCCTGCTTGGATCCGCCCCGGTAGCTCAGACCCAAGCGATGGATCTTGGCGATCACGGAGTTCCGGGTGACACCGCCGAGACGCTCCGCAATCTGTGAGGCGGAATGGCTGGATTGCCACAACTCCACCATCAATTTGATGCGATCCTCGGTCCAGCTAGACATGCAGTCCTCCCCGCGCGAGGCGCGAAAAAAGGACCGCCGCCGGAACGAGTCCGGGGCGATCCAAGTCTAAGGAGGAAACGCCCAAGCAGGGCTGCACGGGAGCGGCGCTAGGCTCGCCCGAGTGCGGGTTGAGATCGGCGGCGCCGATCAATCGGAGCGCGCACGTGGTCCGCTGTCGGCGGAGCGCGTACCGTGCGCGGAGGAATGAGGCAGCGTCGAACATCGAGTCCCGTGTCTTCGCAATCGCGGGCTCCACCCGCGGGGTTGTTGGGAACGCGACGCTACAGACACGGGACTCTCAGTTCGCGCGGGACGCTTCGATTTGCGGCATATGTCACCCTAGCCCCAGGGCCGTGCCCCACCGATCGAAGCTCTCTACTTAGTCGGACGCAAAT